CTACCGCCCACCTTCATACCGCGCCCTATCCCCCGGGTGCCCCGCGAACAGGGCATCGGTGCGGGCGCGCAGGTCTGTCACGTCGGCCTCGAGCCGTTCGAAGCGCTGCAGGTACACCGCGCGGTCGGCGCGGGCATCGGCGCGCAGGCCGGCCACAGCGTCTCGCAGGCCATCGGTGGCCTGCACCTGGTCGGCCTGCAGGGTCACCAGCCGTTCGGTGTTGTCACTGCTGCTGTAAAGCGCGGGGCCAAACAAGGCGGCCAGGGCTATCAGCGTCATCACCCCCCGCACGCTGAACAGGTAGAAGACGATGATCAGCGGCGCGCTCCACGCGCCCAGCTTCGCGCTGGCACGCTCGATCAGCTGCGACTCCCAGTCCTGCAAGGGCGTTACTTTTTCGTCAGTGCCGGCGCTCATGACCGCCCTCCGTTTTCCAGCAGCTTGTCCAACCGGTTCAGAATTGCCGCGTTCTGTGCGGCCTGGCGTTCGTCTGCCATTTGCTGCTGGCGCACCAGCCGGGTCTGCACCTCAGTGAGGCGGTCGACGGACTCGGTCAGGTCATCCACCGCGCGCTCCAGCTGCGGCACCTTTTCGATCTTGCGCAGCTTGTCGTCGGCCCATGTCACGCTGAACCACAGCGCGCCTGCCACCGTGGCCAAGGCCGTCAGCGTGGTCTTCCACCGCTCGATACCGGGCATGGCCATGGCTCAGTCCTTCCGCATGGCCGCCGTAATTGTCGGCGCAATCTTTTCCGCGCTGCGGCCCACCACGTACCCGCCCAGGCCAATCTGCAATAGCGACCACGCCTCGCCTGCCAGGCGAAACGCCAGTAGGCCCATGGCATCCGCCACCACCAGGCCGAGAAAGGTCAGCATCGTGATCGGCCGCCAGCTTCTTTGCAGCCAGCTCTGCCCCTGCGCCTCGGCGCGGATGATGCCGGCCTTGGCATCCATCAGCTTGCCCTCATACGCCAGCAGCTGCTCACCGGCGCGCAGCTGTATTTCCACCAGCGCCGCGCGGGCCTTCAGCTTTTCGTCCTCGCTGGTGTGCAGCTCGTCCACCAGCTTCGTCACCGGCGCCACAATCTGGCCCAGCAGGTTGAAGATCGGGTTCATATCAGTGCCCTCCCATCTGGGCTGCCACGCGGTGGTGCAGCCAGCCGAACAGAAAGCGCTCGTCCTTTTCACGACGCGCCGCCAGGTCAACGTAGTAGGCGCCCTGCAGGCAGTTCAGGGCCGCGTGCAGCACCGTCTCTCCGTCTGCCCCGCGGCGCTGCAGGTAGGCGGCCAGGCTCGCCGCCGTCATCGGGCCGCACTGGCCGTCCTCCGCCATGTCCGGGTACCAGGTGCCGCCGTTGTTCATGCCGTTGAGCACCCGCTGCAGCCACCCCACCGCCCGCGCCGGGCCCACGTTCACGCCGCTGTCCATCACCTCAGCAGCGATGCGCATACTGTGCTGGCCCAGCCGGTGCAGTCCTGGCCCGTGGTAGTAGCGCTGGCGGTAAACCTCCACCGCCTCCGCCCGCGTCAGCGCCGCCACCTCTGCGGGCGTTACCGGCCGGCCACGGTGGGCGGCCAAGGCCTTCTGCGTCACCCCCCACTTGGTAGGGCCGCCGCTGTCGGCGGGGTCATCGGTGTAGGCCTCACCCTCGGCCCGCAGAATGTCGTCGATGATGCCGTCTACCGTAACCATCACAGCAACACCGCCGCCAGCAGCAGCAAGGCCACCAGCCCCAGCACAACAGGCAGGCAGCCACCGCGGTCATCCCGCACCGCACGCACGGCATTACGGGCCAGCGCGCGGGCGCGCGCCAACAGGTTGCGAATCAACATGGTTGGTTGCCTCCAGGCACAAAAAAGCCCGCACGGGGCGGGCTTGGTGGTTTGGGGGTTGTGCTATTCGATGTCGGGCTCGGGCGCAGGCGGAATATCCTGCACCGGCAATTCCCGCAGCACGTCATGCACTTCGGCAAATGCAGGCATATCCAAAACCTGCACGCCCAATACGTAGCAATCCAAGTCCGCACGATAAGCCGGCTCAAGAATCGCCCGCCCGTAATTTCCGCGCACGGATTCCGCTTGCTCTGCCGTCAGAATAATTGCGTTCATGCGACAGCCCCCTTCAATGTCTGAATCGCGTTATAGAGGGCGAGTTGACCGGCGTCGCCGAGTGATGCGCCAAAGGATGCAGAATAAATAGAAGCTGCACCGGGTAGCGTTGTTGTCCCGAGCAGCCGAGGCTTACTCGACTCAATAAAACTAGAGACGTAGGCTTGCGTCGACGTGGCGGCACCGTCAACGTAGCGCGTTGCATTCCCGCTGTCGGGCCTGTCTATAGCGAGGTACCCCGACAGCGGGAATGCGGGGGAGGTCATGCTAGATGCGACGTTTATGCGATTGACCACGCCACCTGCCTGGACGAGCGAAGTTGATGAGCCGGCTGTCATACCGAGTGCAAATGCCGGGGATGGGCTAGACGATACCCCGCAGGTCAGTGACGCAGAATTTAGAGCATAGTTACCGAGATCAGCGTAGTTGGCATGAGTCCAATCCACCGACGCCGCAACCCCATCCCCCGCAAACCCGACCCCCGGCGTAAACGTCGGCCCATTGACAGGCGCCCATTGCTGCAAGGCAATCAAGTCCATCAGCGCCACGCCTTCCGAATGCGCAGGGTTTGACGACTCAAGGAAAAAGCACGGCAGCAAATCCAGCGACGCGTAAATGCCCGCACTGATAAGCGAGCTGTAGAACGTGTCAACCGCCGCAATGTGAGGCGCTGTCGGATGATCCAGCCCGGCAGTCGTCAACGCAGCCAACCACGCCTCGGTTTGGGGTAGCAGCGAGGCGCCGCCGCCTGCCGCGCGGCGCACAGCAATATCCCCCGGCGCCAGCGATAGCCCGAGCATCATTACCAGTACACCAGCACGTCGCAGGTGGTGGATGCCGACAGCGCCTTGAAGGTGCCCGGCATCCACTCCCCTGCGGTCACCGGCACCGTGGCTTCATTGCCGGCGTAGCTGGTGGCCACAAGGTTGCCGTCGGTGAGGATCTTGAAGCCGCCGACCGGGCCCTTGTTGGGGCTCACGCCGTTAAAGGTGCGGGCGTTGCCGGCGGCGACCACCTCCCAGTCGACAATGCCCATGTTGCGGTTGGTGGCGCCCTTCAGCCGTAGGCCGCGGATCTCTTCTGCGCTCTGTGCCATGTCGGTGCTCCTGTGTTGCGGCGGTGGTGGTGGCGGCGCCCGCTTAAACCGGGGCCGTCCAGGTCAGGCTGCTCAGCTCCACCGTCTGGCCGCTGGCAATGCTGGTGTTGTCGATCTCGACATCACCGCCGCCGCCAGTGGCGGTAACCGTGCCGTCGATCACCACGCCGTTGTCTTTGTCGCGGATCTCGAAGGTGTCGGTGGTGCCGGTGGCGCTGGCGGTATTGGAAAGCGGCGTGCCGGCCAGGGTGATCACGCCCGATGCGGCCGCGCCAAATGCCGGGTCCTGCAGCACGATGCTGACGAGGTCAGTCGGGCCGCCAGATGCGATGAGCACGAAGTCACCCGAGGCATCGGCGCTGCCGGTGTTCACCTGCGCATCAACTGCATCAGCCATCGCGTTGCGGGCGGCGTTGCTGTGTGAAATAGCCATGTCGTGTTACCTCCAGTCAGGGGTCAGGTTCAGGAAACAGCCGCGTTAATCGGCGGCGCGTTGGGCACATCGCCCAAAATGGTGATGAGGCCCTCGGCCTCCCACTGCGGCAGCTTGCTGCGCAGGTCTGCGTACAGCGCACCATCGCGGCAGGTGTAGTTCTTGCCGGCGATGTAGCTGTTGTCTTTGTCGTTCACCTTGGCGGTGAAGGTGGTTTTTGGGGTGAATGCTTTTGCCATGGGGTTGCTCCTATGCTTCGGTGATTTCGAATAGAACTGCGAACCGCTCTTCTTCCACCCCGGGGTCAATCTCCCAGGTAATGGTGGAATCGTTGGTGTAGTCGCTGGCCGGCGTGAACTGGCATTGCGACTTGACGATGGAGCCGGGAAGCCCACCCGGCAGCGGGCCGCCGCTGTCCGCGTCGTCGTTCCAGCCGGCAATGCCTGCATACAGCCCTTCAGACTGCGGCGAGAACTTGACGATGATGGATACCAGGGCAATGGCATCCGCCTGCTTGGTGAAGCCCGCCATGTCGATGTTGTTGCCATCGCCGAAGGACGTGAATTCGCCCTTGCTGGCCACAGCTGCCCCGGCCGGCACGCCGCGGAAGAAGTACATGGCAGCGGCGCCCGTTTCCAACGTAAAGGTGGCGCTGGTATCACCGGCCTGCATGAGCCGGTACCAGGCCTTGGTGCGGTTGCCGGTAACGAACGTCCAGGCAAAGCTGTCCAGTTCGGTGTAGCCAGCCGAAATAGTTGGCGCTGTCGAATTGGTGTGGGTGGCAACCACCAGCGCCAGGTCACCCGGCTGCACGCCGCCCGGTATGCTCACGCTGCCATTGCCATCGCGCCCCGCGCGGGCAACGAACTCGAGCTGCCACGATGTAGTTGCCGCGCCGGCCAGCGTGGCCGCTGCGGCCTGCAGCGCACCTGCCGCCGTGGGCGTGGCATCTGCCAGCGCGCCCGCCATCTGCGCAGCACCGGCCGCCAAAGCGCCCTGCGCGGTCGCCACAGCCGCCACTGCGCCGTCAACACTGGCAGGGCCGGCAGACAGCGTGCCGGCAGCTGCTGCCGCCACCGCCCCGGCAGCGCCAAGCGTGGCGGGGCCAGCCGTCAGGCTGCCGGTTGCCGCCGGCAGCGCCGCACTGTTGCCCTGCAGCTGCGCAGCGGCTGCCACCAGCGTGCCGCTCGCGGTGGCAATGGCATCAATCGATCCATCTACCACCGCCGCCCCTGCCGAGAGCGCACCGGCCATCTGCGCGCCGCCACTGGCATCACCCGCCACCACCGCCGGGCCAGCGGCAAGCGCGCCGGTGGCGGCTTGCCGGGCAACGGCGGTGCCGCTCACTGCTGCCGGCGCTGCCACCAGCGCGCCCGTCACGCCACCCACTGCCAACGCATTACCGGCAAGGGTTGCGGGGCCAGCCACCAGCGCGGCGGCTGCGGTGTTGCCCACTGCGGCGGCAGCGGTCACGCTGGCCGGGGCTGCAGCCAGTGGGCCGGTCAAGCGAATACCGCCCACGTCACCGTTGAACACCGCGGGCCCTGCAGCCATGGCGCCGGCGGCGGTAACGCGCACGCTTGCGCTGCCATCGGCAACCGCTGCCGCTGCCGTCAACCCCCCCGCTGCCACCACCCGGGCATCACCACTGCCAGATACGCTGGCAGGGCCTGCTGTGAGCATGCCGGCCACTGCCTGCCGCGCTGTGGCGCTGGCGGTAATGCTGGCGGGGCCGGCGGCGAGCGTGCCGGCCAGGCGCAGCAGCACGTCGGCACTGCCCATCAAGGTGGGGGCGGCGGCCTGCAGCGCGCCGCTGGCCATGGGGCTGACGTAACGCGCATCCCCCGCCACCGCAGCAGGGCCTGCCTGCAGGGCGCCGGCGGCGGCGGCCCGGGCATCGGCTGCGGCGGTGATGCTGGCGGCCGCTGCCGTCAGCACTGCCGAAAACGACACCGTGGTGCCGGGCAACACCGCCGGCAGCCGCACGCTGAACAGCGCCGCTGCCCGCATGATCACCGTGGTGCGAAACATCGGGGCGCTCACGGCTGGATGAACACCGCGCCGTAGGCCACCGCGTAGGTCTCGGCGCCGAAGGTCACATCCAGCGTGTAGTAGTAGCCGCTCACCCAGGTGGTAAAGGCGGCGGCGGTAATGGTGAGCGCAATCTCGTCATCGAGCACTGCCAGCGCCACGCCGGCGTCGCTGCTGCTATCGAATATCAGGTTACCGTCGGGCGCGTCATACACGCGCAGCCGCGGGGTGTAGGTGGTCAGGTCTGCCGGCGTGCAGTCGGGCTGCAGCACGGTAAACGTGGCGTGGTAGTCGTAGCCCTGCAGCAGCACCAGGTTGCGGCGCGCCACCGCCTGCACCGGCACGGGCGCCTCCACCAGAAACGCCTGCAGGGTCACATTGGGCGCATCCGGGAACACGGCGTAGCCCTGCAGCAGGGTGGTGCCATCGTCCGCGCTCACTGCCTGCACTACGTAGTGGCTTTCCCGCTCGCCGGCGGTGTTCGGCCACAGCGTGCAGGTGGCAACGCCGTTGGCATCTGCCACTGCAGTTTGCCGCAGCGGTATCACCACGCCGGCGTCGATCTCTACGGTGCTCAGCACGTAGGTAATGCGGGCGCCCACGGCGGGGCTGCCACCCTGCTCGTAGAGCTGGGCGGTTACGGTGATGGTGTCGAGCATGGTGTCCTCAGTCTGACGACAGCACGGCGCCCAGCCGCTCGCCGGTGTTCGTCCACGTGATGTTTGAATTCCAGATGACGGCAGGGCCGGCGGCACCGCCGGTGCCAGATGCATCGAACGACGATCCGTTATTGCCTGCAGTTGCAGGCGCACCGCCAGCGCCACTAACGCCTGCACCCGCCCCATCGGCGTTACCGCTGCCACCAGCCGTTCGCGTTCCGGCAGATCCAGGGAAAGCGCAACCAGCAGTGCCGCCGGCGCCGGGCACATCACCCGCACCACCGCCGCCACCCACCAGCCCACCAATGCCTACCGCACCGCCACCGCCGCCACCGCCGCCCCAGATCTGCCCCTGGTTGTCGAACGTTACGTCGGCGCCCTCCGCGCTCAGCGCAACTTGCCCAGGGGTGCCGTTGATGCCGCCGCTTTCGCCGCCCGGGCCGCCCCTGCCCTGTATGCGCCCGTAGTTGGTAATGGTTATGGGCTGGCCGCCGGGCCACGTGCCCACTTCAAACGCTGCCGGGCGGCTCCCAAGCCCGATGTAGATAGCCGTGCCACCAATGACCACCCCGGGGCTGACGATGCACTCGATTACCTCGCTGCCGGTGGGTGGGGCATAGATCGAGTCATGCGCGTCACGCAGGTTGAAGTCGCGCACATCACTGCCAATGATGATCTGCCGCACGCCCCCGTCATCCGGCGCCACGTAGGCAAACTGCTCGGTTTCGTATTCGTACAGGTTGTTGCGCTCGCGTGCGCTCATCACCTGCATCGTGCTATTCGCGGGCGCGCCGCTGGGGCCCTGCACGTAGCGGGTGGCGGCGCGGAATACGTCACCGGTCCACAGCTCGGCGGCGCGGGCATCCAGCTTGAACGCCAGCGCTTTCGGAATCTCGGCATAGCGGGCGTTTACCTGCGCGGCCAGGTCTGCTGCGGCAGGCTGGTTGAATTCGTTGATCCACCGCGAATAGATGATCTTGATGGCTGGCTGACCGAACTTCTGATTTCCCTGCGCATCTTCATTCTTCAGCACGTACAGCCGCTTGAAGTTTCGGTACTCATCGATCTTTTCCGTGGGGTCGATCTGCCCGAAATACACCCACGTCTGGCTCACGCGCTGGTCGGGCTCGTCACCCGGCTGCACGCTGCCGGCGATGAACTGGGCATCGTCGGTGAGCTGCGGTGCTTCGGGGTCTGGCGCCTTGATGGCGCGGAACCGCACTTGCTGAAAGCGCTCATCCCACCACACGTAGAACGGCACCTGCTCCACCAACTCGCTGATGAGCTTGTTGACGCCCACCGGCGCGGTGATGAGCGCGCCGTACAGCCGCTGCAGAAACGCGCTGGTTTCGTTGTCCCAGTCGGTCTTGGGTATCAGCCCGGCGGGCACCATGGCGTACTCGGTGAGCAGGTCATACACGATGTCCTGCACCGACTCGCTGGCGTATTCCAGGCACAGCTGCACGGTATCGTCCGCGCTGTGGCTTTCGGCCACGGTGCCGGCCTGGCCGCGCGTGAGGGTGAGCACGTCTGCACTGCGGGTGAAGGCGCACACCTCGCGGCCGATACGCACCTTGCCGCTGGCGGGGTATTCATCGTTGCCGATGCCGCTGGGGTTCAGCGTGGCGCTGGTGTCGTCGTCATCAATCGCTGCCAACAGACGGCCGGTGCTGGGGCGCGGGGCTTGCGATCGGTCATCGTCAGCCAGCTTGAGCACGTCCTTTGCGGTAATGCGCACGGCGCCGCTGGCATCCGGCCCTTCCACCTTTTCGATGATGTAGTGGCGGGCCTGAAAGTTGGCGGCATCAAACTGGCCGGTCTGCGTCAGGTAGCCGCTGTACCACCGCAGCGAGCGCCCCAGGTAGTACGGCCAGCGCGCGAGGAACTTGCCGCAGAAGCTGCCCTGCCGCATCGGGTCATATGCGCGGTCGGCCACGTAGGGGTCAAACCCGCGGTCGTGGTGCGGGGCATCGCGCAGTGTCACCACCAGCTCTGCCCGCCGGCCCAGCCCCTTGCCGGGCTCGATACGGCTGGGGGATGACGAAACCGAATCCAGCAGCGGTAGCGCATCGATGCCGCGCGGCATGTCGCCGGTGGCCTGGCACAGCCGCACAGTGGCGGTGGCAAGGTCGATGTTGTCCGGGTCCTGGCAGGTGGCGCGGCCGTTGTAGCAGCGGTCTGCCCCCGTCACACCCAGCGATGCCGTGCACGGCGCCGTGCCGTAGGTGAGCTGGCACAGGTCGTAGTCCCACTCCACAAAGTGAAATGGCCGACGCGTAAAGCGCTGGCGTTCGCCGTCCCAGGTCACCGCACCAGGCCCTCCATGGTGATGCTGGCGTTCAGCAGATCCGCGCTGGTGTAGCTGATGCGGCTGCTGCCCAAGCTGCCGTATACCGTCTCGCTGTGGTCTTCACTCCACTTGAAGAAGAACGGGCTCAGCTGCATCTGCTCCACCATGGGCTGCCACACCGCATCAACCCACGCGCGGGTGGCGTTGTTCTGCGGTATCTCGCAGCTCATCGTCTGCGCCACAATGTTGGTGCCCAGCACCTGGCCGCCCACGGTAAAGGGGTTGCTGCGCTCCACCGCCTCGTTGCCGCGCAGCGGCGGCGTCCACGAAAGCGGCATGCCGCGCTGCAGCTCGGTGAGCATGCCAATGTGGGCCACGGCAATGCGGTACGGCGCCGGTGCATCCACATACAAGCGCCACTCGCTGCCGGAGTGGGTGGAGGTAAACGGCACCAGCAACGGCGCGTTGCTCGTCACCGGGTACATGAACAGGGCACCAGTAAAGCCGCCGCCATTGGCAAAGCCCGCCCCGACCGACCCGCCCACATCAGCGAGGTTGTGGCCGGCAATGGCCAGGTAGTTCGCCTGCCGCGCCTCACCCAGCGCCACTGTGACCGAATGCGAAGATCCCGAGGTGGGCGTCCAGTAGTCATACGTCAGCCCGTCCACCAGGTTCTGCACCGTGCCCGGGCTCGCGGCCGTGCTCAGCGCGCCCTGCGTGAGCAGGTTGTCCAGCCCGATCACCGGCAGCACTAGTTGCCCCCCGCAAATGCCACGCGCAGGCCGCCTACGCCCCCGCCGTCCTTGAAGAGGTCAGACAAGCCCTGGGCCATGCTGATCACCTCATCCCGATGAAACCGCGTGCGGTCGCTATCGAGCATCAGCGTCACCTGCTGCTGCGGGCGTTGCTCTTCTTGCTGGATGGGTGCCACCGGGGTTGCCGGGGTGGTCGCCTGGCTGGGCGCCACACCACCGCCGAACTGGGTGTTCTTGATGGCATTGACCTGCGCCATACCGGCCGCCAGCTGGATGCCAGCCATGATGCCGCTGATGGGGGGCGGGTACTCTGCGAGCGCTTTGGTTACCCCTTGCGCCGTGTTCACCACCGCATTGGCAATAGCAGCGACCTTGTTGATCTTGAACATGGTCTTGCTGCTGTTGGCCACGCCGGCGGTCATGTCTGTCAGCGCGCCGGCCACTGTTTCTACCTGCGCGCCCCAGCTGCTTTCGTTGAACTTCTCCAGGGCCGTCAGGTTTTTCTTGCGGATATCCTCCATCCGCTTCAGGTGCTGCTCGTAGAGCTGCTCCTTCAACAGATCGCGCTCGCCCTCGTATTCGAACATGGTGGCGTCGGCGGCTTGCAGCGCGGCCAGCCGTTCCTGGTAGCGCTGGTATTCGATCTCGCCTTCGGTGGCGGTGGCGTCGCGTACCATTTGCAGGCGCTCTTCGATGCGCTGGCGCTCGCGCTCCAGGGCCTTCTTCGCCTTGTCGTCGGTAGGCGTGCCACCACCGCCACCATCGAGCGCTGTCGACCGCGCAGCCGCAATCTCCCGCGCGCGCGCCTCGGCATCCGCAGCGATCTTCTCCATCGCAGCGCGAATCTGATCACTGGGCAACGGCTGCATCAGCAGCGCGTTCAATTCCGCCACGGCCTCCAGCGTCCCGCCATACGCCTTCTGCGCAAGCTGCTCCCAGGCGGTGCTCATGTCGAGCATTTCCTGCAGCGGCACGTCCCATGGTGAGATCGCGTTCACGGCCTTGAGCGTGCGGTTGACGCCCTTGAGTATCGTGTTCAGCACGGCCTCAGCGGCCATGCCAAATGTCTGCAGCAACTGCATCGTGCCGGTCATCGTGCTGCGGCCGACAATCTCGATGCCCTTCCACACCACCTTGATGCCATGCAGGCCGTCGGCAAACAGACCGACCGCATTCACGCCGAGGTCCATCGCAAACTGAATCTCGTTGCGGAAGCCGCCGGTTTGTGCAACGAGGGCAGCCATCTTGTTGCTTGCTGCCGCCATCCCAGGCGCCAGCGCAAGGGCTAGCTGATTTCCAATGCCCTTGATGCTGTCGGCAGAGCGTGCGCCGGCATCACTCACCTGCTCGAGCTTGGCTGCTTCAACCCGCGTCAGCGCCAGGCCAAGAGCCTCGGCCTCGGCCTGCGCCTCGTTCAGTCCCTCTGCGCCCCGCGCCAGGGTGTTGACTAGCGCCACGCCCTCGCTGTCGAACAGCTTGAAGCTGAGCCGCACCTTCTGGCCCTGCCCCTCAATCTGCGACATGGACTCGGCAATGGCGCGGAACTGCTGGTCTGGTGCCATGCGCGCCAGCGCCTGCGCATCCAGCCCCAGTTCCTTGATGGCGTCCTTCGCCTCGCCGGTTCCGTGCGCGGCCTCGGCTACTCGGCGCGTCATGCGCTGCATCGCCATGTCCAGTGTGTTGCTCGCAACGCCGGACCGCTCTGCCGCAACACGCAAGCCAGCCAGGCGCTCGGTCGCAATGCCCAGCTTGTCGCCGGCCTTGGCGAGCGCATCACCGGAGGCGATGGCGCTCTTGGTCAACAGGCCAAATCCCGCGATACCGGAGATGCTGACGATCTTGCTGCCCAACAGCGAGAAACCCTTGCGTGCCTGGTCTGCGCTGCGCTGCATGCTGCTGGAAGCATCGCGGGAACTGCGCTTGGCCTTTTCGTTGCCGCTGACGAGGCCCTGAATATCCGTGCCCCACAGCACCATCAACTTGCCAATGGTGGCCATCAGCGCACCTCACCACCGCAAGCGGCAGTAATCATCTTGGCCATGTTGAGCATCTCCGAAACGGGCTGCGCACGGCGGCGCCCCCACTTGAGCTGGTAGTCACGAATGCGCCCAGCGCGTTGTCCACGCCGGCGTTTCAGGTTTTGCATGTGGGCCTGCAGGGAGGCCATGAGCACGTCGCCGCGCTCGTCCCCGATGGGGCTGATGCGGTCAAACGCCATCCACTCGCTCAGCTCTGCGCTGGTGATCTCGCGCAGCAGCTGTTCAACGGTTTTGCCGAGCCTCAGTGCGAGTCGGAAGTAGAACTGCCGCTGAGGTCGGCGCTGGAGTTTCCCTCCAGGTCGTCAATGTCGTTCGGGCCGATCTTGTTGACCTTGCAGGCCGCATCAAACACGCGGTCGAGTGCGGCGCCGCTCTTCTTACCCAGGGCCTCGATGTCGCCCTCGCCGAACAGGCGGTTGCCGTCGGCATCCACCATGCAGCGGGCAGTGATGCGCGCCCGCAGGTTGACGGCGGGCTCGCCCCGCTGGCGGCTCTGGTAGGACTCGAACTCGAAACAGTCCCGCGCCTCACCACTCATGATCGCCACCAGCACGGTGCCACCCCACTCGGGCACTTCCACTTCTACCGGCTTGCGGTCATCGGCGCCGAGGATGTCGGCCTTGGTCAATACGCTCATGAGCCGCTCGCCGCCAGAGTGGGCTTGCCGGTGATCTTGATGGTGATGGACTGGGTAACCTTGTCCTCCATCGTGATCGGCGTCTCCAAACCGGTGACGAAGCCCTTGAAGCTCCACTGCCAGGTGTCGTCGTCCGAGAACGTGATGCGGTAGTCCACCGCTGCGTTGGCTTCGTAGTCGGTCATCAGCGACTGGTGGGTGGTGTTGGCCGGGTTGTAGATGAGCGTGAAGCTCACCTCGCCAGCATCCCGCATGGCGCCGATGAATTCCTTGTAGCGATCGGTGCTCTTGAGGTGGGTGACATCCGAGGTCTCCCGCGAAAGCGAAGGCGGGTTGATCTCGGTGACCCGGGCAATCTCGGCGTACACAAGCGGGCTGCCAACGCCCCGCTCAAAGATGCTGCCGTAACCAATAAATGCGGTGTCCGCCATGTCATGTCTCCAGGTAGTGGACTGTGAACTCGGTGTTGCTGCGGTACTGCCGGTATTCCGGCTCCGCGTCGTAAAACTCACGCAGGCTTTCGAAGAAGAAGGCCTGAATCTGTACGCCCGGCATCGGCGTGCCGCGGTAGCCGGACAGCACGGCCTGCACGGCATCGCGTGCGGTGCGCACGGCGCTGTGCGTGTTGCCGTATATGTCGAGCCAGAAGCGGCCCATCTGCAGGCCGACCGGGCCGCGTAGGTGGTAGTCCACCGGGCCGCCGATGCGCTGGTAGACGATGGTGGTTTTCGTGCGCAGCTCGGCATCCTGTGCCGGCGTGCGCGTCATGCGGTTTGGGTAAACGCCGCCCGGGCAGGCGGCCATTACGGCGGCGTTACCGGTGAGCAGCAGGTGCAGTGCGCTCTCCGGCTGCAACCCGGTCGGCGGTGGTGGGCAGTTGTGCGGCATGGCTCAGCGCCGGCTCTTGCTCTTCTTGCCAAGGGCATTGGCCTGGCGCTCGAGCCCTTCCAGCGCACGCTGTTTGAAAAGCTTGGCGGCCTCGCCTTTCTTATCGTTGTAGGCGTCAGTCATAAACCGCAGCGCGGGGCCCTCGCCCACGTACTTGCCGTTGGGCTGGTAGCGCGGCTGCGTGCCGAACTCCAGCAGGTGAGCATGTGGGGCGCGTGCGTGTATCACGGTCATGATCCGCTTCATCTGGTAGGTGCGCTGCCGCTGGGCAAAGCCACCGATCAGCCGCCCGGTTTTCTTGCTGGTGCGCGCCTTGGCGTTGGCCTTGCTCTCGCGGCGGATGATGTTGGCGCTGGCGCGGTTGGCGGCGCGCAGTTCCTTTTTCACCAGCTTGTCGGGCAGCGCCGCGATGGCGGCTTCAAGTTCCTTGAGGCCGGTCACGCGGGCGTGCTCGCCCTTCATGCGGGCCATCAGCGCGGCACCCGTGCCACTTCGGCGCGCGCGCGGGTCAGCACTTCGTACCCGGCGCGGCGGCCCATTTCGAGCACGCTGATGATGTCGTAGCGCCGGCCTTCATGGCGCAGCTCGCACAGTGGGTTCAGGTCCGGCCGCCAGCGGATGATCCACCGGCTGTCGACATCCGCCGCCAGCTGCTGGCCGGCCCAACGCTCGTTGCCGCTGACATCGAGCTTGCGCGCCCATACGGCGGCATACAGCTCTGGCCCGTATGTCTCTTCGCCGGTGTCGAGGCGCTGGGGGACCATGCGGTAGAGCGTGATGCGCCGGTCAAGCTGGCCGGCATCAATCAGCTGCATCGCGCTTCACGATTGAGCAGCAGCGCACTACGTTCACCAGTTGGTCCACCCGGTCGGGCGTTACCCACACAAAGTGGTGCTGTTTGACCTTGCCCTCGACAGGGCTGACGAAGTTGCACAGCGCCCGCAGTTGCACTTTCGCCGGCGCTGCCGCTTCGGCGGGGGCGGGGGCGTCTTTGGTTACTCGGGCCATAGTCGGTGAGTCCACATGAGGTATTCGGCGCCCTCGGGGATACGCGCCACGGTGGTGCCGGTGACCACCTCGCCGCGGAACCGGTAGAGGTCTCCCAGCGTCAGCAAGATGGCGTCCTTCACCCAGGTGGGCTGCTCATCGCGGCTGCCGAAGCCGGCGGTGAAGTTCACGCGCACGGCGTTGAGGGTTTCGTACTGCGTGCTGGGCCAGCACTTGCCGGCGGCGGGCGCAATACGGGCGGGTTCGGTGAGGGTGTCAACCTGGTAGTCGGCCGGCGGCAGCGTCTGCTGCACGCCGTTGGTGTCGACATAGGTGATGGACTCCACCGCCTGCAGCCGGCCGATTGGCAGCCGGATGCAGGCGGGGAACCGGTCCAGCCCCATGGTGTAGGTGGTGGTCACAAACGCCCGCCGGCAGAAGTGCTCGCACTTGCTGCGGGCCGTGCCGATGAGCCGCTTGACGAGGTCATCATCCGGGTGCGGCAGCGGCTGGCCGGGCGTGACATCGCCGTAGTCATCAATCCGCAGATGCACCTTGGCCTCGCCGAGCGATACCGGCTCGTTCGCGGGCGGGGTGACCACCACCAGGTTCACGGGGTGGCGCCTCCGCCGGTGGTGTCGTCGCCGTCACCGCCGGTCAGGGTGTCGTCACCCTCACCGCCAGCGGTGGTGTCATCACCATCGCCCGCGTTCACGGTGTCGTCAGCACCACCACCATTGCCGGTGTCATTTCCGGTGGCGGCCTTCTTCTTCGGCGCCTTGGTGGGCTTGGGGGGCACCACCGGCGTGGGGTGCAGCAGGCCGCGGGCAATCAGGTCTGCGGCATCTTCAGCGGTGGGCGGCGTGTACTCACCGCTCAACACTGCGCGCCCCAGGCTGCGGCTGAAGAAACCCGCCTTCACGTTGTAGGTTTTGCTCATTCGATGTCAGGGGGCGTTACCGCCCCCTGCCTCGGTTCAGGGGCTGAAGCGCAGGTCACCACGCACGACCGACACGCCCGCCACAACGGTGCCGTCAGACGCCGTCACGGTGGCACCCACATGGGTGAAGCCATTGGCCAGGTCCATGTCCTCGGCCATGGCCTCGGCAACGCCGGAGAGCGCGGCGCCGCCGGTGGGGGCGGTGACCACAACGGGGTCACCCAGGGCCTTGCTGGCAGTGCCGCCGGCATCGGTGGCCTGCACCAGCTGCACGGTGAGGGTTTCGGTCTGCGCGATGGTGCCGGTGACACAGTGCGCCAGCACGCGTCGGGCGCCACTCATGTCGACGTAGGCCGGGGTGGTGTACGGGGTGCTGATGTCGGCCGACACACCGCCGAGTGCAAAGCTCAGGGCTTCGCTGATCTTGTGAGACATCACAATCTCCTTTTCAAACAGGGGGAGCCGGGCGGCGGGGTTACCACCGCCCGGTGCATCAGGGCAGGGCTTAGCCGCCGCTCGGCAGGTCAAGCACCAGGAACGGCGACACCTCGTAACCACCCTCCTGCTTGAAGGGCGCAGTGAGCCAGGGCTGGCCGTCGGTGTTCCAGGTGATCTTGATCGAGGTGCGGTTGTTCTCGAAGTCACCCGTGGCCTTGCCGGCCTCGACGAACGGCCCGGAGCCATCCTTGATGAGGTAGTAGCTCAGGTCGGCCAGGATGAGGTCACCGGCACCGCCCAGCAGCGGGCTGCGCTCGTTGTACATCACCGGGTAGCCGGCCAAGGTGCCGGGATAGCCAGCCGCAGCGTTGGGCGACCACAGGCGGCGGCCTTCGCCATCCACCAGCCCCTGCAGCTGCGGCAGGATGCTCTGCGAGCCGATCCACAGCGGCGAGCCGCCACGCATGAGGATGCGCGCCATCATCGCGTCGATGTCGGCAATGAGGATCTTCGAGGCCTGCTCGCGGTTCACCTTGTAGGCCGCACCAGCCATGCGCAGGCCCAGCGGCTTGCCCACACCGTTGGCGTTGAGAAAAGCGTGGTCCTCAGCGGCGCTGACAGCACCGCGCAGCTGGCCTTCGACAAAGCTGCCGCTGGCCTGCCAGTTGCGCAAAAGCTTGTCGGTGAGGGTGATATAGCCGCTCACTTCATGCGGCTGCAGCTTGATCTGCCGCAGCTTGGCATCGCTCTTGGTCTTGGTGCCGCCCTCTTCGGTCCAGTCCACCCGCACGCCGCCGTAGACGTTATCCGGCGTTGCGCCGGTCTGATCCATGGCAGGGATGGTGATGGCGGAGTCCGGCGGGCTGCCGGCGGGGATGACGGTGGCACGCGGCCGCACGATGGACTGCTGCGGGTTGACCGACATGATGTCGCTGCGGAACTGCTCCGGCACGGCGAAGCCGCCGGCAGTGCCGGTGCCCATTTCCATGTCGCCACGGCGTTCGTGGTAGAGGTTGGCGAGCCGCTCATCACCCGGGTTGAACGCGGCTGCCGAGAGGAACTCGGCGACGTTCTCGAAGCTCTTGCGCGGGCCGGGGGCATTGGCACCCGGTGCGCTGGCAAGGGCTGCACGCAGCGCGACGGAATCATCCGGGGCGTCGGCGGCGGCTTCCATGGCCTCCAGCTTCTGCCGGGCGGCGATGGTGGCGGCGAGCTTCTCGACTTCTTTTTCCTTGGCGGCGTAGTCGGCCTGCTCTTCGTCGGTGAAGTCGCGATCTTCTTCGGCGAGCTTGTCGACCATGCCGCGCATGGCGGTGAGGATGGAACCGCGCTTTTCCTTCAGCGCCTGCACGGTGAAGCCGAGCGCGCCAATACCCACCAGCTGGGCAATGGCATCCGGTGTGAGAGCAGGGAAGTTGAGCGCGTCAGCGGCCAGCGCCACGGTGGGCGCACCCAGCGCGGCACTGAACGCCACTGCAACGGCGAACAATGCAAACAGTGTATTGCGGAACATGGAGTGTCTCCGTGAATGCTGGCCGGCGAAGGCAATAGCGGCCCTACCCCGCCGACCGAATCGGCAGGACCGCGAAGGGGAAAAGGGGTCAGGTGATGCTGTGTTCCAACAGCGCCAGGCGGCGCTCGGCCAGTGCCCGGCGGTGGGCGCTGCGGCCGTCCGGTGGCTGCTGGCTGGTGATGGCCAGCGGGCCTACTTCAAACCGCGCGAGCGTTTCTTCGAGCGTGGCGATGCGGTCGACCATGCCGCGGCTCATGGCTTCGGCCGGGCCGTAGACGCGACCGCCACCGAAGGTTTCGCGCACCACGCTCTGCTTGATGTCGCGGAAGGTGGCGAGGTCACCGGTGAACATTTCGCCGGCCTCATCAACACGGGCTTGCAGGTGCTGGCGGGCGCTGTCGCTCAGCGGTTCCCAGCTGTTGCCCTCGACCTTGTGTTCGCCGTAGTGGATGAACTCATGGCCGATGCCTTCGGCCTCAAGGTACTTGCTCCAGTCCTCATGCACGGTGTACACGCCGACGCTGCCGGTATCGCTGCTGGGCGATGCCACCACCTCGGTGGCAGCAGCTGCCAGCCAGTAGCCGGCGCTGGCCGACAGCGGGTTGACGACGCTGATGATGGTCTTGCGCGCACGTGCGGCAGCGATGTCACGCGCCAGCTCGGGCACACCGCCGATCACGCCACCCGGGCTGTCGACATCGAGGATGATCAGCTTGATGCTGTCGTCGTTCACTGCGGCGTGAAACTGCTGGCGGAACGCGGCAACGCTGAAGCCGCCACCGCCGCTGATGTCGTCCATCATGCTCATGCGGTAGCCGATAATGCCGACGATGGGCAGCACCATGACGGCGCCGCTGCGCTGGGCAATGGCGCGGTCTTCGCGCTTGCCGATCTTGGCGGCCAGCATGTCGGGCGTGTTCACCCCGCCATCGGCGGCAAACCGCAGAAACTCGAGCATGGCCGACAGCTTTTCGGGCTGCATGGCCCACACCTGCTGGGCGACGGCGGAGAGGATGCGGGCGTACTTCATGCGGGGTTCACTCCAGTTGGCGTGCCGCCGGACACGCTGCCGGCCGGCGCATTCACCGGCACCCAGTTGGCGGGGCGGGTGTAGCCGCCCAGTTCCGGGTTGGTGTTCAAATCTTCCAGCTCGCGGATCTCGTTGGCGCTAAGGGTGCTGATCTCGCGCATTGCCTTGTAGAAATTGGCGCGGCTGGTCATGTCGCCGCGCAGCAGGGCGTTCAGCGCGAATCGCACGAAGTAGCCCTGCGCCAGCTCCTCCTTGGTGAACAGCTTGCGGTTCAGCTCCTGCTCCCACTGCACCACCCAGGCCTGCAGGGTCCACACCACGAAGCCGATGAGGATCTGCTCGATCCCGGTGCCCCAGGTGGTGCCGCCTTCATGCGACTGCATGAGGATGAGCGGCACCCGGTAGATGCGGGCAATCTCGGCAAGCTGAAATTCACGGGTACCGAGAAACTGCGCGTCATCCGGGGGGATGGTGGTGCGCTCGAACTTCATCCCCTCTTCGAGAATCTTGATGCGGTGGGCGTTATCGAGCCCGCCCTGTTTGCTGAAGCTCTTGCGCAGGTTCTCGCTGGCTTTGGCATCCAGCTTGCCGGGGTGGTAGAGGAAGCCGCCAGACATGGCCTCGTTCTCATAGAACTTGGCGCCGTAGCGTTCGGCCGCCATGGCGAGGCCGATGCTCTGGCGGTGAAGGCTGATCTGCGAATGGCCGACATAGCCGTCATGCCCGAGGGCGCGCACGTGGGCAACGTTGCGGTGGTCCAGCTCGGCCGGTTGCTTGTCGATGTTGGTGCGGTACACCAGTTGCGCGCGGTCGTTCCAGCTCGGCCAGGTGTTCTCGGGGATGAGAGGCCACAGGCCTACGGTTCGGCCGCGCCCGTCTTTCTGGATCTCCATGTACCCGTTGCCCCACAGCAGGGCGTGGCTCTGGCTGGTTTGCCGGAGCGTGAACGGTGTCATGTAGGGGTTGGCCTGGTCTTGCAGCATGGCTGCCACCGGGTGCTCGTTGCGCTTGACGGCAACGCGCCCTTTGTCGGTGCGGCGGTACAGGTGCAGCGGCAACTGGCCGATGGTGTCGGCGATGATGCCGACGGCCGCATACACGGCGCTCACATTCAGCGCGGTGTATTCGCTCACGTTGACACCGCCAATGCTGCGCCCGCCACTCATAGCACGCAGCAGGAACGACTGCGGGTCGCTCAGCGACTGCGAGGGGCCGAAGGCGGCGCGCAGTACGCTCACCGGCTATCGCCCTTCTGGCTGTGGGCGAGGTCCAGCAGCACGGCAAACCCGATCAAACCCAAGCCGCCAACAATGGGGCCGGCTGGGGCGTACACCTGCCAGGCGCCGGCCGCCACGCACCCCAGGCCGACCACAGACAACGCGGCCGCGCCGCTGATGCGGGGCAGCTTTGGCAGCTTCGCTTTCATCAAATCTCCAGTTCCACGATGCCCCGTGTTTCGTACACGGAGCTGGTGTCTTCTTGTTCCGGTGGCCGCATGGCGCAGCCCACGGCTTGGGTGGCCGCCACGATGCCGTCGATTCGGCCGGTGGCCTTGTGCTTTGCAAACTTGCGGTTCTCGGCAGGGTCTTGCATCAGCACCGCGCTGGATGCGTTCCAGGTGAGCACCGGGTTTCGATGTATGCGGATGCGGCCGTTCAGTATCAGCGCCTCCAGCGCATCCACCGCCGGCCCCATGTCTCTGAAGCCTTGCCCAAACTCTACAAGCGGCAGATCGATGCCTTCTTCATCCAGCTCGCGGCGCAGGTCGTCGATCTTCCAGCGGTCGAAGGGCAGGGCAGTGATCTCAAAGTGCTCGTGCAGCCACGCCAGCCGCTTTGCGATGTAGCCGTAGTCGATGCTCTTGCCCGGCACGGCGGTGAGAAGACCGGCCTTCACCCACTTGCTGTACGGCACGCGGTCGCGGTCTTCGCGCTCGCGCAGGGTGTCGCCCGGCGTGTACTGCTCTACCCACAAGTCACCACCGCCTGCGTCGTCTGGGAAGAACAGCGCCAGGGCGGTGAGGTCGGTCTTCTTCGAGAGGTCGAGCCCGATGTAACACTGTCGGCCTTCGAGGCTGTCGAGGTCGGGATCCACCTGCACGGCATCCCAGGCATCGCGGCTGATCCATGCCGCCACGCTTTCGGTCCAGGTGCAGAAGTTAAGCCGGGCGACGATGTTCTGTTTGCTCGGCATGCCGCGCGCTTCGCGCACCTGCTCTTCCAGGTACTGAGGGTGAATGCTGACACCCAACAGTGGGTTGGCCTTGATCCACGTGGCCGGGTCGCGCATCCAGTCGTCGCAGTGTTCGCAGCCTTCCACCGGTTGGTAGTGGCCGTCTCGGGCGTGCCGCTTGCAGGCATCCAGCGTGCAGATGTAAGCGAACCATGAGTTGTCGTGGTAGCGCTCGCCCGGCTTCGCTCGCAGCACCTGCACGCTGTATTCATGGTGCTGGTAGCAGACCGAGTTGCGGTCATGCCCGCTGTTGGTGATCTCCACAATGAGCGCATTGCGCCGGCCCTTGGTACCGGCGCGCATCTTGTCGACGATGGTGGCCGACGGGTGTTCGTGCACCTCGTCGATGAGCGCGCAGTGCACGCGCTTGCCGTCGGCGCTGCGGCCCTCCGACGACACCGGCCGCATGTAGCTGCCGACGCGCGGGTTGGCGAGGTTGGTTTCACCAATGATCAGCCGCTTGAGTAGCGCGGGCGTGCTCTCACAGAACCGCTTGGCATCACGAAAGCAGATGCCAGCCTGGTCGCGGCTGACGGCGGCGCTGTACACCTCGGCGCCGGGCTCGTCATCCGCGAGCATGCAATACAAGCCGATCCCGGCAGCCAGCGGCGTCTTGCCGTTGCCCTTGCCGATCTCAATGTAGGCGGTGCGGAACCGCCGGTAACCATCTGCCCGGTACCACCCGAACAGGCTGCCGACGATGAAGCACTGCGAGGGCTCGAGGAAAAACGGCGCGCCATCATGCTCGCCATCACCAAACCGCAGGCCAGCGAAGAACGCATAGACGCGGTGCGTCTGCTCGATCCGCCACACCAGGCCGCGGTCCTTGGCGTGCTTCACGTCATCGAGGTGACGTGCACAGGCCGCACGCACGTGTGAGCCGGCGACGATCTTGCCGCGCACCACCTGCTGCGCGTACCAGGTGCACGGGTCCCGCTGCTGCAGTGGTTGTGCGCGAGGCCGTTTACTTGGCGGCCTTTTCACCGGCACGCAGCATGGCCTCCATCGGATCATCCGGGAACAGCATTCCCTGCCCGTTGTCGAGCGCCTTCACCCGGGCGCGGTCAGCAGGCGACAGGCCGAGACTGGCGATGGCCTTCATCATGTCGCCATAGGCGCGGTTCCGAATGTTTAGCCACTGGCTAAACATGGCGAACCCGTTGGGGCCCTTCACCACCAGGCCCTGGCCGTCGGGGTCCTCGTCGGCGAGCTGCTGGATCTTCAGCAGCGATCGCTTCCACAGCGACACCGCTTCGCAGTACCCGGCCACCGCCATGCGGTCGACCTTCGACACCAGCCGCGCGGCCACCAGGTCGGGCACGATCACGTCCCACTCGGCGCGGGCATCGTCGCTCAGATACTCCGGGCACTCAGGTGCCTCGATGTCGAACTGCGGTTCATCCTCGTTCACCGGCCGGCGACCCGCGTTGCCGGTCACAAGCCGAAGGTGCGAGGGCATCGGCTTCGGCCCACGGAGTCCCATCGGTCACATCCTCATTGGTGTCTGTCGGTGCTGATCCCCCCTCCCTCAGCCATACCCCCCCTCCAAAACCCGCGCATTTCCACGCAAGTGAGCAAAGGACGGTTCCGGGGGGTGCGACCCCTCGACTTTTGACCCCCCTGCGCCACAAGAACGGGGGTGTCACGCCACAGCAGGCCCTATGCGGTCAGCGGTGCCAATGATGGCTGGCGCCCAGGGGCAGGCCATCGGCATCGCAGCCTCGCATCACGCCGCCGCGCTCTTCCTGCGCTTTGACGCTGTCGTGGCACTCCTTGCAGAGCGGCTGCCAATTGGCCTCATCCCAGAACAGGGCGCGATCACCGCGGTGCGGCACCACGTGGTCGACCACCGTTGCTGCAGTGGTGCGCCCCACCTGCTGGCACAGCCTGCACAGTGGGTTCGCTGCCAGGTATCGGCGGCGTGCTCGCAGCCAGCGATTGTCGTACCCACGTTGGGTGCGCGTGCCGCGTTGCTTGTCGTAGCTGCGGCGTGCTGGTGTGGTCACTGGGGCGTAAACGACAAAGCCCGGCGCATTGCTGCTGCCGGGCTTTTCGATTGTTTCGGGCATGGTTGGAGAGCCATTCCGGCTCTCTTACTCACCACGTGGGCGGGATCAAATTGTGCGGCCAGACTATGCGGGGCATTTCTCAACTGTCAACCCCGGCCCGTATTGCCGGCCCACAGCGGCCTGCCTCGGCGTATCAGCCGCACCTCGTCGGGGCTCCCCATGCGCTCACTAACCGCACCCAGCGCCCTCCTGCGGAACGCCTCCACCATGTCAGTGCTGGCCAACCGAAACCGTCGCGCCACCTCAGCACGCGGCCGCCCCACCACGTACACCATCACCAGAAACTTTCGCTCGAACTGCCCCGGCAATGTGCACACCGCCCGCTCGAATCGCTCAGCACCATCAACATCCAGCGGCTCCCTGCCCGCTGCCGTCACCCGCTCATCATCCGGCCGTGGCGCAACGTACCGGCCCTCGGCGCTCGCGCACGTCATGCGCTGCAGCCCACAGCCCGCACGTGACCATCGGCCCCAGTTCACCGCCCGGGCATCCATCGCCTCCAGCTCCGCCGCCGTCATCACGCCACCCGCCGCGCAGCCAGCGTCACCACATTGCCCGCATCACCACTCACCGCCCGCCTGTGCGCAGCGAACACCGCCGCCTTGAAGGCAGGGAAGCTCCCGAAGTCCGCCTCCCGCAAACCCAACTGCCCGCCCCGCTCAACGATGCCCGCCGCCGTCTGGTGCCACGGCACCGCCTGCTGCTGGCTCAGCACCTGCACCTCCATCTCATCTTCCCACCGCTCACCCCGCAGCCATGTTGCCGGGTATGGGATGTACCGCCCCTCATTCCGCATCCACTGGTCCGAGCGGCGTTGCGCCTCCACCGCCGCCACCACCCGCTCAACTGGCGGCAGCAGGTGCTGCACCTGGCGCCACGCCTTGCGCGCATCCGCCTTCGCCACCCGACGCGGCCAGACGGCCCAAAATTGTTCGAACTCAGCGGCGAAATCGCGCACGTGCATGGTTTCTCCTAGTTATCCACAAGAACCCCACCCAACCAACGGCCCCCCTTCCCCACAGCGCACAAACGCGTGAGAGAAGGAAGAGACCGTTTCCCAACCCGCCGAAGCGGAGAGTGATGCGTGACCCTCGCCACGCCCCAGGCTTCACTCTTCGGCCAGCCCCCGGGTTCTGGGGTAGTTGCCCCACGGCCCCACCGGGCCACCGGTACCGCTTCCGCCCTGCTCAGGCCCGCGTCGGTGCGCGTGTCTTTTCTCCGGTGCGGGCGATGCAACCCCATCAATCACTTTCGGGCGCCGGTGACCCATCGAAATCGCTACCGTCGTCGGAACTGCCTCGCCAACTGCTCAGCAGCCCGCGCACAGTCAACGCACCAGCGCGTGCCCAGCACACGCCGCCGTCTGTCATCGGGGATCTCGTCCGCGCACACCGCGCAGAACTGCGGGCCCAACTCCGCAAGGGGCAGCCTTGCCGCCGCCTGCACCTGCTCGATACGGCTCAGATCAAGCGCCTGCGCCCGGTCAATGGCATCAACCATTGCCACGCTCCAGCTGCTCAACCATCACCGCTCGCAGCGCCGCCCCATGCGTCAGCAACGCATCCAGGTCATGCAGCGCCGCCGGCAGGTGCGGCACATCCGCGCCATCGATGCGGCCATCAGCCACGATGGGCGCCAGCGCCTCAATCGTCGCCGCAAACTCCCGCATCAGCGCCGTTGTCTGCAGCAGGTCTGCCGCCGCCTCACCGCCCCGGGGTATCGGCACCGGTAGCAGCCCATAGCGCGCCGCCAGGTCCTGCACACATGCAGCCCTGAACGGCTCCGCCAGGCAATCAACCCACGCCTCCTCCAGGTCACACGGCATCCGCGTGCAATCAATCTCCGGGTCCATCATCCGCGTCAGTTGGTTCCAGATCGCAGATGCACGGCCCGCAAACCCACCGAACTCATCGCGCACAAACGCAACCGTGCGCGCACCCTCCGGCACCAGCTGCTGGTAGCGCTCCGCCACCGCAGCCGCAAACACCGTCATCTTGTGCCGGCCCCGCAGCCGCATCGCCTGCGTATGGCGCCAAATGCACTCACTGCGCGTTTCCGCGCCCGCGTGCGGGTGTATCGACTCACTCATGGGCAACCCCTATGCGCACTGGCAGGCTGCGCACATGGCACAACCGCAGCCGCAGCCAAAGAAAAGCCCAGCCCCCGCAAAGGGGCCGGGCAACAGCCACGCACACAGCGCGGCCGGAGGAGAAAAGGTGCCGGCACCCCACGTGCGCGCCGGCGGCGCATCGACTTTCGCCAACCGGCAGGGGAACCGGCGTGCGGGCGGGTGGGGTCCGCCGGGGAAAGCGAGCTACAGCCGAGGTTTTGCCTACATCTGGGAGCAAACATCAGCACCCCCAGATTCACTCGGCATCAATTCAGGGGGCACTTCCAGGCCGCTGCGGGTGATTGCAGCAATGACCCTGTCTGCGATGCGGTCAGGTAGCTCAGGCGGCCACTGGTGTACGGCCTGCCGAGAGCATCCGATGGCGCTCGCCAGACGTGCCGCCCCCTTGAAGTGCGCGATCGCATCAGCCTTCGTCATTCGACAACCTTACGAAGGCGTCAAGTCTGTGTCAATCAGTCTTTACTTTCGAAGTGAGACAATCGCCGCATGGATATAGGACGCGCCGAGTTGATCCGGAATGCCCGCCTCAATCGGGGCATGGGCGCAGCCGAGCTTGCGCGCCGGATGGGCGTTTCTCGGCAAACTATCCATAGCTGGGAGACATCCGACAGCGTCGAAATCAAGGCATCGAACATGCGCAGGCTTGCGCAGATCCTGAATCTCACCTTCTTCGAATCCGGCGGAACCGGGGACGACAGCGACGCATCGGAAGTCAACGAGAAGAAAGCAGCTTTTAATCTCGACAGTCGGCCAGTCGGCGTTCACATGCTTGAGACAGCCATACAGGTTTTCACCTCCCGCATGGAGATGGTCAGCAACGAATTACGGGAAACAGACCGGCTCACGCATCAGTCAGCCTGTGAGACGGCAGACCGTATCGCCAGCAAGCTCAAAGAGCACACGAATGAACTGGATCGGTATATCGACGTGGCGAAGCGGGCGTTCCAGCTGGAGCTGAACCGCTAGTCCCCCAGCGTCACATCGACAGCCTCGAAGGCGCCACTGTCGTCGAGCCTCATCTTCACGATGTATCGTTGCCTCAGCATCACGCCCATCCGGTTGCTGGCGTCCACGTGAGCTGAAACCCACCACGTCCGCATATTTTCCGCGTGCCGGAATCCAAACTCGTCTCTATTCCAGTTGCAGCTGGGGAATTCGGCTGTCTTGGGCGCTACAAGCTGCGTGCGAACCGCAGCAATCGAGAAAGCGCAGGCCCTGGCGCGCAACGAGTCCTCCCTTGACATCGGAGGCCTTTCCGAGCGAGGCGTGGATTGATGATCCACCAGCGCGCCATTCACGATCCAGACGCCAACAAAGCCGGCCGCCACAGCGAAGAACAGCGCCCGACCCCGAGAGCGAGTGGGCTTAGGCGTTCCGCAGACGGGGCAAACTGATGCAGACGTACTGACAGGCTTTTTACATTCACGACAGGGCTTCAATGCCATCGTTGATCTCCAATGTCTTGTCGGGACCCTACCGCAATCCCACCGCACGGGCAAAATCTGGAGTTTCGTAAAGCGTGCTTGACATTCCAACTTGACGGCTTTACGGTTGTCGCCACGTTCAGTCGTGAGTCAACCATGCCCAGCAATGCCACAGCCGCCCACCCCATCCGCGCCGCAGCGCGCCACTGCACATTGTGCGGCCGCCCCGTCAGCGGCCCGCACCGCCTCACCGACAACGGCGCCATCTACCACCTCTCCTGCGCAGAGGCCGACAACATCGACGCCCCCGGCCCCGAACAAGCCGGCCGCTTCACCGTCAACGTCGGCGCCTGCGGCACCGTCACCGTCGTAGTCAACGCCCTCAACGAAGCTGACGCAGCCGAAAAGGCAGAGCACCTTGTCAGCATTGGGGATGCAGACATCATCGACGGCCTCGATGTCACAAGCTCAGACGTAGACCACGACCTCACCGAGCCCCTCGACTCTCTCGAATATCAGGCACTGCGCGACGCAGCCGACGCCAAAGAGATCGCCGAAGCCACCGCCTACGCCCAACAGAAACTGGCCGCGCACAGCGCCCGGGCAGGTGCCCAATGAGCACCCCCCTCTCCACCCCCATCCGCGCCGCCGACTACCCCCGCCACACCCGGGTTGCCGACGTAGCGAAAGCCTATGCCGCTCGCGGCTACCGCCTGCGCCCCACCCGCCGGGGCCTTATCGCAGTTCGGGTGGCGCGTTAATGAACCGCGCCCCCCTACAACACAGCCCGCAGCAGCCGCTGAAACCGCGACAGGTTCAACTGCGCACCGGGCGAACCCAGCTCTTCACCCGCCTGCAGCCAGGCGACATCCCGCAGCGCGCTGATCGGCGTCACCGGATCGGTGGCCGAAGCTTCATCGATCGCGCAGCGCAATTCCCCTTCCGTCATCCCGTCGGCGCGGTCTTGCAGCTTGACGAACGGCGCCAGCTCCCACTGGCCCTTCGCCGCCTTCTCGAACGGCGAGAACGTCATCTCAGCCAGCCATGCCACCCACACCAGCACCGCCAGTGCCGCCGACGCAGTGCTGCCGGTGAGCGTGAGAGAGGCCATTGCAGCGGTTGCACCCACCGCCGTAAGTGCGCGGCATATGTACCCCACCCACCGCCAGTAGGCGCAGTGGAGCGTCAGCAACCGCGTGTTGTAGTGCAGCCGAAAAAGCGCCTTGTATTTGGCCTTGTAGGCCTCGTCGTTATCCATCGCATCGCTCCGGTTAATCCCGTGGGGGCGGCGGCGGGGGCGGCCGTGGCGGCTGGTGCGATTTCTTCACCACGCCCTGGTCCACGCAAGCACCTCGCATCCAAACCCGTTCCATGGGCCGCTCCTTCTTCTTGTGGCGATGTTCGTTGGCACCAGCATCCTACAACAGAGGGTGCGGCCCGCCATATCCCGCTGCGCGCCGCGCAAAACACGGCCGCCTGACATGCACCTCGGCCCCCTCACCCGCACCGAAGCCGCACTCCTGTGCCGGCTCGCCGCCGCGCGTGGGGGGCTCACCCACATCACCGCAGCCCGAATGGCCAAGCGCGCCGAAGGGCACCGCAGCAAAGCCAGCATCGTCCTCGCCCAGGCCCAACTGCAGCAGCTCGAAGCCCAGGGCTACACCGAGCACCACCCCGGCCCACGCGGCGGCAGAGGCTGGCGCCTCACCGACCTCGGCCGCGTCGCCGCCAGCGATTCCAAATGAACGCCCCCACCGCCCACAGCCCCGACCTCGGACAGCTCAACGCACAACTGCGGTGGCTCGACAAACACATTGCCATCACCGCCAACAACAACGCCCGCCTCGTCCACCGGCGCGCCATGTACCCCCATACCGCCGCCGAAATCATCGGCGGCCTTACCCGCATCCGCGCCAGCCTCGCTTGGCTGCGTGACCAAAAGGCAACACAGGAGCAACACGCCGCATGAGCCCACACCCCCCTGACTCCGCGGTCATCAAAGGCAATCAGCTTGGCCTGACCGTGAAGCGCATCACCGCCTACGCCCGCATGTGCGCCCGGTCAGACCTCGAATCGTTCTGCCGCTGGAACGACCTCGACGGCCACGCCTGGTGCGACACCAGCGCCATCCACCCCGAAGGCCGCGAGTGTTGCATCGGGCTCGACCTCTCGAAGAAGACCGACCTCACCGCCCATCCCAAACACCCGCACCTGGTGCGCATCGACATCGAAAAGGCAGATCGCACATGACCCGGCACACCAACCTCGGCAATCGCCTCGCCACCAGCATCTACATGTGGATGCTCCGAAACATCGCCCACAAGCGCCCACCCAACTTCGTCATCGGCGACCCCGCAGACCCCCTGTTCAACATCTACCTGCACCAGATACTGCGTAGCGACGACGACCGCGCCCTGCCCCCCCCCACGCCATGCTGCTGCTGGGGCTTGTCATGACAGCCTTCGCCGTCTACGGCGTCAGCCGCCATTCCATCAAGCGCCGCCTCACTCAAAAGATCAGCCGGTGGGACGAGCGCCCCGGCGGTGTGCGCGTCTGGCTCAGCGAAGACGAATGGCTTGACCGCATCGAGCACCGGACCGATGAGCTATTCCAAAAGGTCCGCCCCACCCGCATAGGCGATGCCTATGACGCGCCCCAATACGCCGAGCAATTCATCCGCTTGGCCGACCCGCAGAACTTCCACAGCCTGCACATCCGCGCTGCATATCACGACAAGCGAAAGCTAAACCGTCACGGCCAGCCAACCCTCACGTGGGTGCCACTGGAGCAACTGCGCGGCTTGCCGCAGGCGGAGGCAGCATGAAACAGATGCACGACGACCTCGTCATGGATGGCGTCAAACGCCATGCCATCAAGCACGCGGAGCGCACCGGCGCCTACAAGCGCATCACCGCCTACGCCCGCATGTGCGCCCGCTCAGACCTCGAATCGTTCTGCCGCTGGAACGAACTCGACGGCCACGCCTGGTGCGACACCAGCGCCATCCACCCCGAAGACCGCGAAGCCTTCATCGGCGAGGCCCTGTGGGTGCTCCAAAGCGCCGGCCACCTCATCGCCCATCCCGAGCACCCCCACCTGGTGCGCATCGACATCGAAAAGGCAGATCGCACATGACCCGGCATATCAACCTCGGCAATCGCCTCGCCACCAGCATCTACATGTGGATGCTCCGAAACATCGCCCACAAGCGCCCACCCAACTTCGTCATCGGCGACCCCGCAGACCCCTACCTGCGCCGCTGGTACGTCATCCCCCGCAACCCCCTGTTCAACATCTACCTACACCAGATCCTGCGTAGCGACGACGACCGCGCCCTGCACTGCCACCCCTGGCTCAACATCAGCCTACTGCTCGCCGGCAGCTACACCGAACGCCTGCCCGCCCGGCAACGCCAGCAGCCCGCCATGGACTACCGCCCCGGCTGCACCCGCGACGTACAGCGCACCGCCGGCACCCGCAGCGGCATCACCTGCCGCACCGGCCGCATGCGCCACCGCCTCATCGTCACCGAAGGCGCCCCACCCTGCTGGACCCTCTTCATCACCGGCCCCGCCTACCGCCGCTGGGGCTTCTGGTGCGCCCAAGGCTGGCGGTACTGGCAGCACTACGTCAGCCCCGACAACCGCGGCACCACCGGCAGAGGCTGCGGCGCATGAACGCCCCCAGCCCAACCCCCGCCTACATCAGCCGCGCCGCCCGCCGCGCCCAAAAGCGCCGCGCCCGCGCAGACGAACTGCGTGCCGCCACCAGCGCCCACGACCTCGCCCGCAGCGGCTACCTCACTGGCACCAAAAACCTCGCCCAGCTACAGCAAGCCGCCGTCCGCCTCATGCGCGCCCGCGTGCCCGCACAGCGCGCCAAGGCCCAATGGCTCTACTGCCTCGCCCGCCGCATCACAGACCGCCGCCTCATCCGCGTCAGCCGCAACCAAGCCGGCCACCTGCTCGCCAACAGCAACTACCTCGTCCAACACATCGCCACCCTGGAGGCCACCTCATGCTCGCAATCCTGATCCGCCGCGCACTCAAAGGCACCGCCATGACAGCCCCCGCCCTGCACGACATGCTCGACCGCGAGTTCACCCTTCACGACATCCAGGCCGCTGCAAACAGCCTCATCAGCACCGGCCGCCTGCACTGGCGCCGCAACCACAATGGCCGCCCCGAGTACTACCGGCCCGATGCCCCGCCACGTCCCGCAGGCCACAACCCCGGCGGCGAAACCATCGAGCCCAACATCCCCTCGCCACCCAAGCGGCATCCCAGCAAGAGCCCGCCAAAACTCAAAGTGCTACGCCACATCGCCGACAACCCCGGCAGCACAAACCGGCAAGTCACCGCCGCCTTCGGGTGCAACCCCACCGCCGCCAGCAGCGCACTCAGCGGCCTCACCCAAACCATGCGCATCGTCGCTCGCCCCGGCACCAAACCACGGCAATACGACATCACCGAACGAGGCCTGCGCGCCCTCAACGGCTACCAGCGCAACCCCATCAAATGGACTGACAACATCATCACCCCCACCCGCCGTCAGGCCCCGTCCGCCCAGCAGGCCACAACAGCATGAGCCGCCGCCGCAACATCCGCGCACAGCGCCGGCTCAAGGACCGCATGCGCTGGGAGCACGTCATGCCGCAGAAGAAGGGGCGGCGCCGGTGACTCGCCAATTCATCTTGCCCCTGGCCGAAGAGCTCATCGTCGACATCGGCCTGCGCATGCTCAACCCGCGCGAGCTGTACCGCGCCCAAGGGTTCCCCGACGGCTACATCATCGAGCGCGGCCACGACGGGCGCGTGTTCACGAAGAGCGCCCAAGTGCGCATGGTCGGCAACAGCGTCAGCCCCCAGCCAGCCGCAGCGCTGTTGGGCGAGAACCACGCGCCCCGCATCGAGCAGACGAGGGCCGCAGCATGATCGAGTCCTACCCCCTCTACTGGCCCGAGGGTCGGCCCCGAACCAGCCGGGGCGAGCGTGAGCGCTCCCGGTTCGACACCAGCTTTGCCCGGGCCCGCGATGAAGTCGTGCGCCAGGTCGAACTGATGACCGGCCGATACGAGTGGATGCGGCGCGAGGCCGGGCTGATCCTGTCCACCAACATGCCCCTTCGCCGCGACGGCCTGCCACTGGCCAGCGCTCGGCCGCCGGATGACCCGGGCGTGGCCGTGTACTTCAACTACAAGGGCAACCCGGTGTGCTTCGCCTGCGACCGCTGGCTGACCGTGGCCGACAACATGCAGGCCATCGCCAAGACCATCGACGCCCTGCGCGGGATCTCGCGCTGGGGCACCGGCGACATGATGGAGGCCGCGTTCAAGGGATTCACTGCCCTGCCGGCGCCGACCGAGCGCGGCTGGCGGGACGTGCTGGGCCTGCTGCCGGGTACGGCACCCACCCGTGCCGACATCGAATCAGCGTTCCGCCGTCGCCGGTCCGAGACACACCCTGACCGCGGCGGCAACTCCGACGAGTTCCATGCGGTGCAAGCGGCGTATCAGCAGGCCCTGAAAGAGGTGCCGCAGACGTGAACTATCACCTGCACCACGGCGACTGCATAGAAGTCATGCGCTCCCTGCCGGACGCGCACTTCGACAGCATCGTAACGGACCCTCCGTATGGCCTCGGCAAGGCGCCGGATGCGCTCGCGATGCTGCGCGACTGGCTGGAGTCCGGTCATCACGACGTGAAGGGTGCCGGGTTCATGGGCAAGGCGTGGGACTCCTTTGTCCCGCAACCGGCGGTCTGGAAGGAAGCGCTGCGCGTGCTCAAGCCAGGCGGTCACCTGTTGGCGTTCGCGGGCACGCGCACCTATGACCTGATGACGCTGGGCCTGCGCATCGCAGGCTTCGAGATTCGCGACTGCATCCGATCGCTGAATGGGCGTGAGGACTATCCGGCGTGGGTGTATGGCTCTGGATTTCCGAAATCGTTGGACGTCTCGAAAGCTATAGACAAGGCGGCTGGGGCGGAGCGCGAAATAGTTGGCTACGACGCGAGCAAAGCTCGCCCGAACAAAGAGGGATTCGCCAAGGTTACTGCTGCCGTTGGCGAGCGGGACGGAAATGCGGGCCACAAGGACAACGGTGCAACCACTACCGCCCCCGCCACCCAAGCCGCGCGCCAGTGGAAAGGCTGGGGCACCGCCCTGAAACCCGCATGGGAACCGGTGGTGGTTGCGCGAAAGCCGCTGGCCGGAACTGTCGCGGCGAACGTGCTCGCGCATGGGACGGGGGTGCTGAATATCGACGGGTGCAGGGTCGGAACCGAGGATCAATTGCGCGTCGGCAGCGGCGGCATTCCCTGCCGACACGACGAGCAGACGCCACGTTCTCGTCAAGGCGAACCCAGCGCCGACCGCCGCTATGACACCGCCGGCAGCACCAACTTTGCAGCCACGCCCGGCCATCGCGGCGGAGACCCTGCCGGCCGCTGGCCAGCGAACCTGATTCACGATGGTAGCGATGAAGTAGTGGCAGCCTTTCCGCAGGCGCCCGGCCAGATAGCCAAGGCCAGCACCAGTGACTCGCAGCGTGCCGGCCAGAACACCTACGGCGTCATGGCGCGTGGCTCCAATGGGCAAGTGCCCCGGGGCGATACCGGCAGCGCCGCCCGCTTCTACTATTGTGCCAAAGCCAGCGTCCAAGACAGGGACGCCGGCCTCGAGCACATGGCGAAGCTCAGCGGCGGCATGGTCAGCAACACCAGCGGACAGCACATGACGCGGCGTGATGAGGGCTATCAAGTCACCCCGCGGGCGAACAATCACCCCACCGTGAAGCCGACGGACCTGATGCGCTACCTGCTGCGCCTGGTCACCCCACCGGGTGGCGTCACCCTGGATCCGTTCGCCGGGTCCGGCAGCACCGGCAAGGCCGCCATTCTTGAGGGCTTCGAGCCCACGCTGATCGAGCGTGAGGCGGAATATCTCCCCATCATCCGCGCCCGTTGCGACTGGGCAGTGCGCGAGCGAGCACGGCTCACATCACAGGGCTCCCTCTTCCCCGAGGTCGCCGCATGACCCACCACCAAACACCCCGAGAGGGCCGCGCAGCAGAGCATCGCTGCAATCCAGAGGCAGGGCGCATGCTGCCCGTCGCTGGTAGGCCCGCACTGAGCCCTGTCCGCCGAGCTGCCGGCGGATGGCACCCGTTGCAAAAGACCGGCGCAGTTAAATGCCGGGTGACGCAACCCGGGACGAGGGTAACCCGGACCTATTTCAGTGGGGGTGCCGCATGAACGCCCCCCGCTGCCCCGTAGGCGTCATCGAGCATCAGGGGGTGTCGCCGTGATCGCGCTGAAACGCCCGCTGCCAAGGAATGCGGTCTTGCTCCCGCTCATCGATCGTGCACTGGCCGCGGACGCCGCACTTCGTGCACCGAGCCCGGGCGGCCAGCGTCGTCAGCGGCGTGTCCGCCTCCGGCCCAGCGCCGTATTTCGGGTACCGGACAACTCTGCGGGCCAGATGCCCGCACGCCCCGCACGTCCACGTCTGAGTCCACCTCGCCATCGCCGGAGGGTACCGCGCTGCAATCTCATCCGGCGAGACAACAGGAGCACCGCATGAACACAGAAACGAATCCCGCTGGGACTATGGCCCGGCTACAGGCTGCCGAGGCCGAGTTGCAGCGGCTGCGGGGGCAGGAGCCGGTGGATCGATGCTACAGCAGTGACGATGGAGACATCTGGTTTGATGCTGATTGCGACATCAACTTGCTGGAAAGCATCAATCCCGCCGTCTGTGACGTTGTGGAATTGTTGGTTAGCGTCATTGGCTGGCGAGAGAAGTTCAAAGTAGTAGCCGCGCCCGACGACGACGGCAACGGCGAATACGAGGTTGAGCCGTTGTCGCCGCGCAATCTCTACCCCGCCCCCGTCCCGCCGCCTGACGTGCGGGAGCTGGTGGAGCTGGTCCAGCAGTTCGAATCGCAAGCGTGGGACGGATGCACTTTGAGACGGCGCGATGATCCGCTTTGTCAGCGTGCCCGCGCCGCACTCGCCAAGTTCCGGAGGGAATCATGAGCAAGAAGCCAACGCCAGCGCCTTGGAACGCCGATACGCACGAGCCAGTGAGAGGCTCGACCGGGGGTGTTCGACACCGAGTCACAGGCGAACATAACGGCGACAAGATCATCGGCATGACCGAAACCGACTATCTGCATGCTTTGAAATGCGTCAACCGTTGCGCCGAACTCGCCAAGCCCGCGCCGGTCGCGGTGCCCGACCTGACATGGCAAGACATCCGGCTCGAAATCGGCGAGGTGAGCCGGGGGTCATGGGACGGTGCCGAAACGATTACCTTCAAAGCGGACGCGCTGTTGCGATTCATCAACAGCAAGCGCCGTGAAGCCATGATCGCCGCCGCCCCTCAGCCGCCAGCGCCCGCCGTGGACGTGGAGGCGGTGCGGTCGGTATCTGAAAGTCTAAGGACGATCCTTCACGAAGATCATCCGCTACTTGTAGAACTCGTCCGCGCCATCGGAGACGAGACATGAGCAACTCCGCCGCGGTTGAGCCCAACCTGCTGCCCGTCAAACCGGGAACGCTGTCACCGCAGGACCGAGAAACGTTGCGCGAAGCTGGCGTGATCGTGATTGAGCACGAGCACCCGGAGGAGCTGCGACTGCTGAGGGCGAGCACTGAACTATCAGCGAGCGAAATGCTGGAATGCGCCGCCAAGGCCCTTCTGCACCACGGCGACCACTACAACCGGGGCCACGATCAGCGCCAGATGTTTGCGAAGCTACTGTGCGAAGCGATTGTTGACAACAGCATCGACCAGGGCGCCGCAATGGAGCGCCAGTCATGAAGCAATACAGAGTCTGGTGTCCAGACCATGGGCAATGCTACGCAGACGCCAAGCAAATTTTCGCCGACAGCTTCACCGAAGCTGCTCAAACATGGGCGAAATGGCGTGACGCAACAACCACCGAATACGCGATTGCAAACGGGGAGCCAGCAACCGTGCAGGTCCACGACTGCAAAACAGGCCGCTGCTTGACGATGATCGTACAAGGCGATGCAGCGCCGACGTATCGCGCGCGGCTGAAGATCGAGCCGTCACCCGCCCATGCGGAGCGCAAGCCATGACCGTCAACCGCCCCCACAAAGACCCGCACGGGCGCCTGCTCGAACTCCTCGCCCGCCAAGCCGTGCGCGAACATCTCACACAGCAAACCGCACCACGGCGCGCAGAACGCAGCCGCCGTCAAAATCCCCCCTCGACCGCCCAGCGCCAAAAGCCGTAGCCTGCCCCCGCATGAGAGCCGCCGCCTACGCCCGCTACAGCAGTGACGCCCAGCGCGATGCCAGCATCGACGACCAGCTGCGCAACATCCGCGCATACTGCCAACGCGCCGGCTGGCCAGCACCCACCGAATACACCGACGCCGCAATCTCCGGCAGCCGCAGCGACCGCCCCCAGTATCAGCGCATGCTCGCAGCAGCAGAAACAGGCGCCCACGACATCCTCCTCGTCGACGACATCAGCCGCCTCAGCCGCGATCAGATCGAATCCGCCCGCGCCGTCCGCATGCTCACCCACTGGGGCATCCGCCTCATCGGCGTCAGCGACGGCATAGACACCGCCCGCAAAGGCCACAAGCTCGAAGTCGGCCTGCGCGGCATCATGTCCGAAGCCTACCTCGACGACCTCGCCGAAAAGACACACCGCGGCCTCACCGGCCAAGCCCTCCAGGGCCGCAGCGCAGGCGGCCTACCCTACGGCTACCGCAGCACCGACACCCCCGACGGCCATGGCCGCGCCATCATCCCCGCCCAAGCCGACATCGTCCGCCGCATTTACCAACTCTACGCAGACGGCAGCGCCGCCCGCGCCATCGCCGCCCAGCTCAACGCCGAACGCATCCCCGCCCCAAGGGGCGGCACATGGACCGTCAGCGCCATCTACGGCGACACCAAGCGCGGCATCGGCATCCTCGCAAACCCCATGTATGCCGGCCGCTGGATCTGGAACCGCTCCACATGGGTCAAAGACCCCACCACCGGCCGCCGCACCCGCCGCGAACGCCCCGAAACAGAGTGGATCATCACCGACCACCCCGACCTCCGCATCATCCCCGACGACCTCTGGCGCGCCGTCGAACAACGCCGCCGCGCCGTCAACTACAAAACCCGCCAGGCCCAAGCCAAACACGGCCCCCGCGCCCGCGCAGGCAGCGGCCCCCGCTACCTCTTCAGCGGCCTCCTCACCTGCGCCACCTGCGGCGGCAGCATCGTCATCGTCGACCGCTACCGCTACGGCTGCTCAACCCACAAAGACCGCGGCCCAAGCGTCTGCAACAACAGCCGCAAAGTCCCCCGAACCACCATCGAATCCCACCTGCTCGCCGGCATCAAAGCCGAGCTGCTCAGCGAAACCGCATACCAACAATTCCAACAAGCCGCCCGCGCCGCCCTCAAACAAGCACAACCCAACATCGACAGCGCCCGCGCCCGCCTCCAGCAAGCCCAGCGCGAGCGCGACAACATCATCACCGCCATCCGCCAGGGCATCATCACCCCCAGCACAAAAGCCGCCCTGCAAGCCGCCGAATCAGCCGCCAGCACAGCCCAGGCAGAACTCCACGCAGCACAAAACCAGCAGCCAGCACAAATGCTGCCGCGCGCAAGGGAGATATGGAAACGGATGGTCAACCAACTCGCCGAAATCGACGACATCGCCAGCGCGCGAGAAGCGCTGCGCGAACTGCTCGGCCACATAACAATCAGCCCGCACGAGGCGGGCTGGATCGCAGAACTACATGGCGGCCTGAATACCGCAAGTCAGATAAACGTGGTAGCGGGGGCAGGATTCGAACCTACGACCTTCGGGTTATGA